CCCCTACCAATCCGGGCAAGTATAGGATGAGCCTCTACGGAACCGAGTTTCTCAACGACGCCAAAGAGATGGTGGCGGACTTCGGCGTGGCCGGGTCGGCCAACTCTGGTGCCATCACCTTCTCCTGCCTCATCTCCGACCCCGCCGTCTCGACCGTGCTCGAAGCAGGGGGGTATATGGAGCGGACCCAGTATACGGTCAGGCTCCCCGCTGTAACGGCCTCCTGGAGCCAGCCAGACGGGTCTATGGGGGCATCGGCGGCCCTACTGTCGGCAGGGGTGCCCATCGCCTCCCTAGGCCAAGGCAAGAAGATCGTGGCCGGCGGGAAGACCGTCCGCATCACGACCCAGACCTACAAGCCCGGGTCGGCATGGATCACGCTCGTCGTCATCGACGATAACCAGTAACAAGGCCGTGGTGTCGGTCAGCATCCCGCGGAAGTCGCTAGAAGAGTTTAAAGCCACACTTGATAGGGTGGCCAAAGAGATTGGCATGGACAGCCAGAGCGCCGCCACAAAGCAGGCTATGCTCTTATGCCAGGACTTGTCCGTCTTCACCCCCCCGATGGCAGCTGGTGGCGGGCAAGGTCTTTCCAACGCGGCCAAGAAAGCGGGCGAAGGCGCCGTGGCCGGAGACATCCGCAAAATCTTCGTGGCCGTAGGGGACCGAAACATCAACAGCCAGAAGGCCATTGTTTTCCAGAGTCTGGCCCATGCCGCGCAGACGAACAACCGCGCGTCCTTTGATAAGATTATCAAGAAGTCTCGCATCGAGACCTTACGCATCTCGCCGATCATGACAAAAATCCTGAACGACCAGAACTATGACCGGGCGTTCCTGAAGGCGAAGAACTACCTCAACCGCGTGCCGATTGCCGTAAGCGATTACGGAACGCAGGACTACGCCCGAGACCTGCGTGGTCATCACAACCGCGTTAAGGCTAAGTTTGGTGGACGCATCAAGCGAGGCCAGAAGATCGGCGTCCCTCGGCTCCTGGTTGAGTCAAAGCAAGAACTCGATGAGTATATCAGGGAACGCCAGATGGCCGTCGGGAAGACTAAGGCCGGATGGCTTCGGGCTTTGACGATGCTCAAGCCGCCTATGCAGTCCAACGTCGCAAGCGGACGCTTCGGCGCCAAGCTGCGAGACACCATGTGGGTGGCCAGACATGGCGGCCTAGGCTCGGCCACGCAGACTTATACCGTCAAGGAGGTCTTCATCCAGATCAAGAACCTCCTCGGCAACGTCAACTACATCGCCGACGCGGCGGATACGTTGACCCTTGCGCTAGGAAATCGGGATAAGATGATGCAAAAGGACCTAGCAAAGTTCATCGCCCGAACCGCCAAGAAGAACGGGATGTGATCACCTGTCCCCGCGGACTCGGACGAAGACCGGGTGGCGGAGGGAACCTGTCGGGGTCTTCATCTGAAAATCTACCTCGGCGGTCTGGCCGATGAGCTGAGAGCGGTCGGCGAGCAGGGCGGTGCGGGTAGCGTTATCCATGCCGGTGCCGACATTGACCAGGCGGCGTCCGCAGCGCACGACGATATGGCCAGCCATCCCGGCGCACTTGCCTTCACCTTCGACCACGTCGACGATCTCGGCGTCAGTGGTGTCGGCGTCCTTGACCTTGAGCCAAGCCCTGGAGCGAAGGCCGTGGGAGTAGGGGGCGGCGGTATCCTTGACCATGGCACCCTCAAAGCCCTCGGAGGTAAAGCGGACAAAGGCTTCCTCTGGGGTGCAGGAGACGCTTGGGATAAGCAGGAGGGACGTAGGGTAGGACTGAGCGAACAAAGCCTCCAGCGAGGCGCGGCGGGTGCTGTAATCGCCCTCCACGGAGGGAAGGTCGAACAGCCAGACACAGGCATCGTCGGCGGACTGTTCCGAGCGGAGGGCACCGACCGAGGTGAAGAAGGACTTGCCGGACACGGCCTCGCCGTCGAGCAGCCAGACGCCGTCCTTGCCAGCCAGGAGGTCGAGGACCTCGTCGGCCAGATGGTCGAGGGAGGGCATCGGGTTTCCGTTGCGGGTCTCGAAGCGCACGACGCGGCGGGATAGGTCCACAGTGATCAGGACGCGGAGGCCGTCGACCTTGGGCTCGCAGACATATGACGCAGGGGTCTCGCCAGCATACAGGCGGGCCAGCATAGGCCCACGGCGAACCTTGGGCGAACGGCGCTTGGGCTGACGCGGGACCGCATCCTCGAAGATGGCGAAGAAGGCGGCAAGCACTGGGTCCTGTTGGCAGAGCATCGGTGGAACTCCTGAAGCAAAAGCCGCGCCCCCTGCCTCGTCAAGCCCCTTTCCCTACCAAAGCGGGCAAAGATACAATGGGCACGAAGAGCATCCGCCACATCGTAGAGGCCACCCTCGCCACCTACCTATCCACCCAGACCGGGCTGACCACCGTCACGTTCCTGACCGGGGACAGCGCCGCGACCCAGACCCTGCCAAAGGCCGTGGTCCTCTGCGAGTCGGCCCGTAGCCCTAACGACCTCCCCGAGGGCGAAGGCAACTTCAGCTGCTCGGTCCGCATCACCCTCTTCTCGAACGCCGACGACACGACCCTCGCCGATCACCGCGCCCGCTGTGCCGCCCTGTCCGGCAATATGCGTGACCTGACCAGCATCAAGGCGGCCTTCGTGGCCTCGACCGACGCGGCCTGCTATGACGTCACCATGCAGTCCGAAGACGAGGGCATCGACGAGCGCTCCTGGGCGACTTCCTTCTCGTTTGACGTGCTCGTGGTCCTGCCTGCCTAAGCCAATTCCAAAGCCTGCAATTACAAATGGCCGCCATCTCAAACGGAACCACCTGCATCTACGGAGTCGCGGGCACTGTCACCAACCTCTTCGTCCAGAGTTACAGCCTCTCGTCTTCCTTCAACGCTGAGGCCACCGTGGTCAATGAAGATGGCCTGACCAAGACCCACCGCCTCGATGACCGCAAGAGCGAGATCACCATCGAAGGCATCGCCAAGACCTCGACCATGCCCATCCTCGGGGCCACGCTCGCCTTCACGACCAACACCGCCTCCGCCTATCCGGCTGGCTCGGCTTCGGTTTCCTTCTCTGGCGTGATTACCAAGATTGACGACAAGGGCACGAACAAGGGCTTTACGTCGGTCACTGTCACGGCCATCGATTACGAAGGTATTACCTTCTAATTGACACCCCCGCAAGGGGGACAGTCTAGAGGACAGTGGATCGTCGCTTCCTCAACGCTCACGTCGACCCGGCTCCTTTCAGGATTCTGGGTCGAACTCTTTACCCCTGGTGCCTCAAGTATCGGGTGCGTCTGATGGCCTTTGACTCCCCGCTGGTCACCGGCACCCGCGGCATCACCCCTGCCGACCTTATCTTCGCCTGCCAAGTGTGCGCCGAAGAGCAGCTTGGCGAGATTGGCTGGAGGGACCAACTGCGTATCCTGCACCTAGGTCGCAGGCCGGAAAAGTTTGAACGCCTAGTCGAAGCCTTCGCCGGTTATATCCTCGTCCAGGACTGGCCGAAGTTCTGGGAGCAGTCGAAGACCAAGTCAGGGGGCGGCGACAAGGGCGTGCCTTGGCCGCTAAGTATTGTCGCTAATTTAATTGCGTCAGGGGTGCCCGAGCAACGGGCGTGGGAGATGCCGGAGTGCCAGGCCATCTGGCTCAACTCCGCCCTGGCTATCCGCAAGGGTGCGGACGTGGCGATCATGTCGCCCGAGGAGGAAGCCTTCATGGCCGAGGAGGAAGCCAAGGAGGCCGCCGCGGCTGCTTCCAATCCTGCAAAGGAAAGCACCCCCTGACATGGCCCAAGACCTGACAGTCAACATCAAGACGACCTCCGACGTCCCGCAGGCCATGGACAAGGCCAAGCAGGCCACTGAGGGCATGGCCAAGCAGGTCGAGGACATCAAGAAGAAGTTCGGTCAGTCCTTTAAGGACATCTTCCTTTCTGTCGCCGGCCCGATGGCTCTGTTCGGTTTGCTCACCCGGACCGTTACTGACTACTTCGACAAGATTAAGCAGAAACAGGAAGAGGCAAATAAAGCCGCTATCGATGGCGTAAACGAGCGCATGGCAGCCGAAGACGTCTACTACGCTCGCAAGGTGGCACGCATCAAGGAAGATAAACTCAAGACAGAGCAGGCTAAACAACAGCCTGAAACTACTGCATTTGAGTTCTTAATGAATGACCCGCGCGCCAAATCCCTCTTCGGATTTGATGCCAACAGAAAGACCCCTGCCTTCGGCCTTGCAGGCACGACCATCTCGGAACAGATTGCCCAACAGCGCTCTAAAGACCCAAGAATCCAAGATGCTATTCGGCGTATCTTGGCCGAGGATATGGCAAAGCAAGGGCCCATTTCTGAGGGCATAAAAGGAAAGACCGCAGACTTTAAAGGACCCGAAGGCTTCTCCAACGTGATCGGCGTCGGACCGAACCCGGTAATGGAGGCCATGGCCCGCCAGATTGAAATCCAAGAGCAGCAGCTCGCCGAGCTCCAGAAAATCTCCGGCAGCACTCCCGCCGGTCAAGGCGACTTCACCAAAGGCACCCAATCCAAATAATTTATGGCACGCGTCGATACTGGTAATAACCTAACAACCGTACTCCAACAGCCTGGGGCAAAGTTCCAAGAGGATGGCTACGGACTCGCCACGGGCACCATCGTCTTCAAGGCCGCAATCACGGCGTCCATCGGTGGCACGATTAACCGTGGGTCGGCTTGCCCGCAGGGGGCCTACTCTTACTGCAAGGCTCACAAGTATTCAGTATCTTTTGAAAACCTTGGCATCGCTACCTACTCGGTGGACTATGTGGGCATCAACCCTGGCTACGGCGCCTCGACCGATCCGCAAATCACCGGCTCGCAGGGGCTGACGTCGGAAAGCATCACGACCCACCCCAACTTCTTTGAGGTCGCCACCGCGCTAGGCTTTTCGGGTTCACCGATTGCGGGCGTTGGCACTGGTTCGATTGCGACCCCTGCCTACCCCGCCGTGACAGGTGCTACTGATGAATACGCTGGCAACAACGGAGCCACGTTTGAGAAGCCTATCGGCCGAAAGTTCCTCGGCTTCAAGAAACCCGAGTTCAAAGACTTCTACGGCAAGACGAACTATCTCGCCCCTCAGTGTTCACTGTCTGGCGTTTTCTACACTAGCAGCTCGGCCTTAGTCATCAACTTGCGGAACGCTGTTGGCAAGACCTCTGGCAACGGCTCCTTCGCGTCAAAGAGCTTGGTGCCGACTTACATGGGCACGGCCTTTGAAATCAGTGGCAAAAAACAACTGCTCCTGGCTCAGGTGTCCTTCGAGGACTTCGGCCTGCTCTACAAGGTCCAGTATGAGCTGCGCTTCAACCGCGAAGGTTACAACTCGGCGGTCTACGCTAACGCCTGATGAAGATTCAACCCGGCGTCGGCTATAACTTCGACTCGTCCTCGCACGGGTTCACTCTGGACACGTCCGACCCGTTCCCGGACAAGACTTCGAATAATTTCCAGCAGTTCCAATGCGTGGTCTTTGCTGAAGGAGAAGGCGCAGCGACCAAGTTCTTCCTGAAGACCTACAAGGGCGTCTGCAATTATACCTGGAGCCTGTTCCCGTTTAGGCCCGAAGATACGGGT